AAGTCACGGCCAACATTGTCTTGACTCTTGTAATTTTTAAGGCGTCAAATGCAAAACAACGCCGTTCCGTGGCCTTCCCTTTGGTCTATGGATTAATGAAACTTTTATCTTTCCAAACACTTGACTTGGAAATGAAGCCTTTGATTCCCCAAGGCTTTAGAAATGCAACGGACACGGAAATGTCAAGCAAAGGTTTATTTGCTTTTCAATTGAAATTCCAATGTTCTTGGGTCTTGGCTATTGAAAAAGAAGAAGCCCGTTTTGGTCCACAATCGGCGGATTCAATCCGTGATTTGTCCGCCGGACCGGTTGGGGACTTCTTCAAGATTGCTTTGAATTACATTGAAGCGAACAACACACAACGGACCATTGACCAATCATTGGTTGAATTGGAGGAATAAAGAGTGGGAAAAGTTTTTGTAAAAACCCCGGAAGGACAAACCTTCACACGGGGAAAAGACCGATTTGATGAATACAACGGAACACCCCGTGAAGTGGTGTTGGATAAGTTTATCCGCCGTATGATTGAACAAGGATCTTTGATTTTGGTGGATTCAATTGAAATTCACCAAGACATTCAACAATCAACCATTGAACAACCCTAAAAGAAGGAAGGAAGAAACAAATGGCTTCACCCAATGTTTCATTTGGCCAAATTCCCGGAAGTATCCGGAAGCCCGGCCATTATTTTGAATTCAACACAAAATTAGCCAATTCCGGCGTTGCCGTGAATGAACAAAAAATGTGTATTGTGGCCCCAATGTTGGCCACCGGAACCCAAACAGAAAAGACACCCGTTCAAGTCTTTGATAGTGAACAAACCGCCGTTCTTTTTGGCCGTGGATCAATCATTCACCGGATGACCAAATCCGCCTTTGAACATAATGGCAACTTGTCATTGACTCTTGTGGGCGTGAAGGATGCGGTGGGAGCAACAAAAGCAACGGGAACAATGACCATTGCCGGGACCGCCACCGCCTTTGGACTTTTAACCGCTTATGTGGGCCGTGACCGCTTTGAACTTGGCATTTCAACCGGTGACACCGCCACAAGTATTGCCGGAAAATTGAAGACCGCTTTGGAAGAAAAGCCGGATCTTCCCGTGACTTTAAGCGTTTCCGCCGGCGTGGTGACTTTGACCGCCAAAAATGCCGGAACTATTGGAAACTTCATAACAACTTCCGTGAATTCCGCAATTCCGGGTGTGACCGCCACCGCCGTGGCTTTGGCTTCCGGTGCAACGGATCCGGATTTGGATTCTTCATTGGATTCAATCTTCCCGGAACACTTTCACATTGTGGCCACCGCTTGGAATTCATCAACAATGTTGGGAATTCTAAAACAAGCAATGGTTGATGTTTCCGCCCCGTTGGAAGAACGCCGTGGACACGGGGTTTTTGCAATTGTGAATGATACGATTGCAAACAACACAACATTGACAACCGGTTTGAATAGTGAAAGATTGACGGGCGTGGTTGTTCGTGGTGTTAAAATGCCACATTATGAACTTGCTTCCGCTTACGGGGCTATCATTTCCGGTGAAAATGATCCGGTTTTACCTTTGAACGGCCTTGAAGTCCGTGGTGTTGATATTCCGGCAATTAAAGACCGATATTCACGCCAAGAACAAGAAAGCCTTTTGGCCGGCGGTGTGACGCCTTTGGAAGTCCGTGGCGGTGAAATTGTCCGGATTGTCCGTTCCGTCACAACATACACAAAGAATTCTTCCGGAAGCCCGGATCAAACTTTGACGGATTTGGGAATCCAAAGGGGTCTTGATTATTATGCTTTGGCCCAAAAAAGAAACTTGGAAAGTGTTTTTGGCCGTGCCAAGCTATCTTCCAAAACACCGGACCGGGTGAAAGATCAATTGTTCAAGGTTGCCAAACAACTTGAAGCCCTTGAAATCTTGACTTCCGTGGATGACTTCAAAGACCGCTTCATTGTGGAAAAAGATTCTTCCGATTTCACACGCTTGAATTGCAGAGTTCCGGCCCCGTTGGTTGTGGGTTTCCACATTTCCGCCAATGTTGTTGACCTCTATTTATAAACTTTAGAAAAAGGAAAAAACTATGTCTTTAATGTGTTCCCTTGTGACCTTGGAAGTAAACGGCCAAGAAGTCACAAATTTCAAATCATTCACGGAATTGGAACAAGAAGTCCGTGGACAAGTCAAGTTGATGAACACCACGGCGTTCCGCAAAATGACCACACGCCACGGATGTAAACTTGAATATATTCACCCGGCGGATGGAAAAGCCCCGTTTGACTTTACACAAGTTGAAAACGGCGTAATAACCGCAATCCGTGAAGACGGCGTCCGTATTACTTACAACGGCGTATATTGTTTGAAGGTTGGTGAAGCCAAAAGTGACGGCGAAAATGAAAAGTCTAGTGAAATTGAATTTGGGGCCACCTCAAAAACAACTTCTTGATTGATTTTCAATTAAATTTTAGGGGGACGCCAAACCGGCGTCCCTTTTTAACTTCCAAGACCAAGGAAAAACAAAATGTCTTTATTAGCAAAATTAAAAGACGGGACCACAAATCACAAAATTGTAAAATTCCCCGGAACGGAAGAAAATGTCCGTGTCCGTTTATTATCAACGGATGAAACACAATTGGCAAACATTGAATGTGAACAATGGTTGAAAAAAGAAAATTTGGATGTGACGCCAACAACAATTCATTATTTGGAACAAGAACGCAATGTCCGCCAACTTTTCCGGGCTTTAAGAAATGAAGAAGGTGACGCCGGTTTGGCGGATTCCTTGAATGAATTTCGTTCTTTGATGACATTGACGGACCTTGATTTTTTCGCCCAAATCTATCAATCTATTGAAGCGGAATCTTCCGTGAATCCATTTGAAATGGATGAACAAAAATTTGAAAGCCTTGTGGCCGATGTAAAAAAAAATGCCAAAATGACGATTGGGAATATTACCGATATATCCACGCTGAAAAAATTATGTCTTACTTTGGCAAGCCGGCCCACGAAATAACGGACGGACAATTGCTTTTTATTGTATGTATGAACGCCGTTCAAAATGAAAAGTCAAGACAAGATCCGGCCAAACCTTCCGTTGTTGAACCGGGTTTGACAAAATCAACCACATACGGCGTTAAAAGGGATTAAAATAATATGTCAAATTCTTCCGGGACTTTATCAATTGCATTAAGGGCGAACAATTCAAACTTGGTTTCCGGTTTAAATTCCGCCCAAAATACAATTGGACGATTCACAAGAACGGCGGAAAGCCGTTTTATAAAATTGAAATCCGTTATGAACGGCGTGGCGGACAAAGTATTCAATAAATTCACGGCCCTTGGTGGATCTTTTCTTGGTGGCCAAGCAATCAATGATATTGCAAAATTTGAAAGTTCTTTGGCCCGTCTTGGGATCCAAGCCGGGAAAACCCCGGCGGAAATGGCAAAGGTCCGGGCCGAAATCTTTAAAATGGGAAAAATGCGTGGTATTTCCAAGGAAGACGCCTTGGCCGGAATCACGGCAATGGTTGACCGGACCGGTGATTTGGAAGGGGCCGTCAAAACTTTTGACACCTTGACATTGGCTTCACAAGCGTCCGGGGCTTCAATGGAATCTTTGGGGATTTTATCCACAAATCTTGGTTCAAAAATGGGACTTGGTCCGGATAAGATGAATGATGCTTTGGCCACACTTCTTGAACAAGGGAAGGCCGGGGAGTTTCAATTGAAATCATTGGCGGACCAAGGTGAACGCCTTTTTTCCGCCGGATCTTCTTTTGATATGACCGGAATGAAGGGCGTCAAAGATCTTGGGGCGGTTATGCAAATAATCCAAGCCGGAACCGGTGGAACCGGCGAAACGGCCACAACGGCCTTTGAAGCCTTGACCCGTGATTTGGTGGCAAAAAAAAGCCTTTTGAAGAAAAAACTTGGAATTGACATAATTGACCCCGTGGCGTCAAAGAAGGCCGGGCGTGAAGTGTTCCGTGACCTTCCAACCATTATGCAAGAAATTGTCAAAAAATCAAAAGGGCAAAAAAGCGTTCTTCAAGAAGCCGGATTTGGTGACGAATCAATGAGGGCTTTGAATGGATTGTCCGCCAATTATAAACTTTTGGGGGCGGAAGCCTTTGACGCTCAAAATAATTTGAAGAAGTTTTTGGAAGTTCAAGGTGATGTCAATAATCTAAACAAAGACGCTTCCGATTATGCCCAAACTTTTGAAAGTAAAATGGCCCGTTTGAAAGCAACTTGGGACGAAATGGCCAACAATACTTTGGCCAAACCCGGCGGAATTATGGACCACATTGGTGATGCTATGAAGTGGGCAAGTGAACACGCCGATGTTATGAACACCGCTTTGAAAGTCACGCTTGGACTTATGGCCGGTTTGGCGGTCTTAAAGGCCGGTTCAATGGTTGCGGAAGGTATTGGAACAATTCGTGACACTTTTGGCGGTGGACGGGGCCGTGGTGGCCTTGGTGGCGGTCTTGGTGGAATGAACGGGGCCACGCCGGTCTTTGTCACAAATATGGGATCCGGTGGAATGGGTGGCGGTGGAATGCCCGGTGGCGGAATGGGTGGCGGTGGAAGCGTTGGGAATGCCGGAAGAACTTTTGGCGGAACAATGACACGGGCTTCCCGTCAAATGTCCATTTGGTTTGGGCGTAATATGCCAACATTTGCACGAATGGGACAAGGAATAAGCCGGATGGGATCCGGGGCGTTTAGTTTTGCCGGAAGAATGGCCGGTCCGCTTATGTCCGGGGCCGGAAGATTGGTTGGGGGTCTTGGTGGACTTTTGGCCGGGGCCGGGCCTTTGATTGGTGTTTTTGGGGCTTTGGCCTTCACGGGAACACAACTTTATCAACTTTACGGGGCTTTGACGGAATTGGGACAAGTAAACAAAGACGCCGAAAAAATGAAAGCCCAAATAAATCAATCCTATACGGATTCAATGAATAAACAATATGGAAACGCCGGTTGGGCGGAATCACAAGTCCAAAAATCCGTTGATCTTCAAAAACAAGCACAACTTGAAACGGACCCAAAACGGAAAGCACAACTTGAACTTGAAAGAATGAATGTCCGGAAAAGTTTGGGTGATGCAAGAATCAACCAAGTGAAACGCCGTTTGGATTCCGGAAATTTGAGTGATGCCGATAAAAAAACACAACAACAAGCGTTGAATGATGCAATGAAGACCCAAGAAATGTGGTTGAAGCAAATTGCAGAAAAAGAAAAACAAATCAACATTCAATTAAATGTTGGACCCAATGGACAAGTGACAAGTGACGCCCGTGGCGGAAAAGTCAATCTAAATAAAGGGGGAACACCAAGATGATTTTGGACGCAAAATTCCAATTGGATATAAAAGGCTTTGAAGATGGATTTGAAAAGGCCGTGGCAATCCACGAAATTCCATTTATTGACGGGGGAATGGTTGAAGATATGGGTTTCAATGTCCGTTCCGTGTCCTTTGTGGCCGTTTTTTGGGGCAATGAGTCCAACCGCCAACCATTCACAAAAGTGGGCCTTGTTCCTTCTTTCTATGAAAATTATAAAGAAGTTTTGGCCCACATTCGTGGGAACCGCTTTTTGGTGTTGGAACACCCAACGGAAGGGCGTATTGCCGGCGTGGTCCGGAAGTGTTCCGTGTCACACGATGAAGACGGAAAAGAATATTGTGAAATGTCTTTTGAATTCATTGAAGAAAAACAAAAAGAAATCTTCAATGTAAATGAAAACATTTCTTTGCAATCGGAAAAAGAATATTTCAAGACCATTGACCAAAGCCGGAAAAAGGTGGCGGACCATTTCAAAGACACCTATGGACCGGAAGGAACGCAAATTGCAACCAAAGAAATGGATTTGAACAAATCTTGGGTTGATAACTTCCGGACCGCTTCCCAAAAAATCCAAAGTGAAATATTTGAATTGCAAAGAAACGCCAACGCCTTCAAGAACAAAGTTTCCGCAATCACGGATTTGGCGAATGATATTACACAAATGGTTGACTTTGCAAAAACTTTGCCGGACCAAATAGCCCAAAGCGTGGCCGGAATGGTTTCCGCTTACGGCGTGGCCTTTGATTCTTTGTCCGGTTCTTCCCGTTGTGCTTCAATAGCCAATTCAATTGCTAATGAAATCACAACCAACAACAATGAATTATTGAAAGATCTTTTGGCCGTGATAGGTTCCGCCCGGTTAAATGTTGCAATGAGTGAAAATCTTGTCAAAGACTATGAAAACCGGAAGCAATTGGAAAAGTTTGAATCCGGGAAGCCCGTGAATGAACAAGGGGACTTTATTGGGAAGGAATCCGGCGTGGCGGTTCAAGTTTTAACCATTCAAGATGTTGAAAACACCTTGGGGATTGTCCGTTCATTGGCACAATACGCAATGAACCGGGATAGAACAATCACGGGTGTGAAGGTTGGATCACAAAAACTTTTGAACTATGTTGAACGCCAAATCCTTCAAACGGAAAGCGTGGCCACAAGAAACATTCACGGGACTTTCCCGGAATCATTCACCCCGTTTCATTTGGTTTGTCACAAACTTGGACAAAGTTATAGAACGGCGGAAAGAATGGTCAAATTGAACAAAATCAAATGTCCAACATTTGCCACGGGATTCATTAAAACATTTGAAAGGCTTTCAAATGAATGATGAAATAAAGGTTGTTTTGGGTGATAAAGAAATCACTTCATTCAAATCTTATACAATCACGGCGGACCTTTTCCAAGCGGATGACCAATTCCAAATTGATATTGGTGATATGTTCTTTGAAGCAAAGACCGGGGAAAAAGCCTTGGTCCTTGTCAATGGAAAGCGTGTTTTGACGGGCGTGATTGAAAAAATTGAAAAACGCTTTTCCAAGGGTGAACGGACATTGACTTTGGCCGGGCGTTCCGTTATTTGCTTTTTGATTGATAATCATTTGACAAAACACACAAATTTGACCGGAAGTTTGGAAGCCTTGGCCAACACACTTTTGGTTGACATTCGCAAAATCAAACACTTTGGAAATCAATTCAAAAAGATTGAATTTCAAAAGGGTTTGAAAAGATTGATTGGGAATGAACAAAGTTTGCAAGCGGAACCGGGTGAATCAATCTTTGATGTTTTGAATAAGGCTTCCAAAGCCCGTGGACTTATGCTTTTTGATACGGCGGACGGAACCTTGGTCTTTGGAAAACCCAAAGAATTGTCTTCAAGTGGAACGCCTTTTGTCATAAATGTGGACCCGGACACCTTGAAATCAAATGTGAAAAGCGGTTCTTGTTCCATTGACATTTCCGATTTATACACGGAAATTCAAGTGATTGGACAAGTTGAAGGGGAACGGACAACACCAAATGTTGAACACACGGCCACATACAACAC